CGACGAATTGCGGATTTTGCGCGTCAACAGTGTTGATTTGATTAGCGATCCTGTTTCGCACAACGGTTCGAACAGTTTGACAGCTGCTAACATTGCTACTGCCATCACAAATGGTCCCAGCGATTACACAGCTGTCGCAGTAAACAACGTTTTGACGATCACAGCGCCAGCTGTCGGCATTGCGTACAATGGGTTTCAAGTAACGTTTGAGGTGGATGGTGCATTCACGATTGGGAACCTTGCTCATATGTCTGGCGGTATCGATAATGCTATTACTGCTATTACCGTGGACGGCGTAAACATTATCGGGGATCAGATAACGTGGGAGCAATCACACACATACACAGCATTGAAGATTGCAGCTGCAATCAACGATTTCCCGTCTGGTCCAGAATACGAAGCAACGTCTGTTAATCAGTTTGTAAACATTATCGCTAAAGAAAGCGGGTCGTCATACAACAATAAAACGATTGCAATTACGACAAGCGGTAATGTTACAACAGCGTTCGATCCTGTAGCGCAAAACTACCTAGACGGCGGTGCAGACGCAGCAACAATCAACGCTTACACCCCAGGACGTTTTGTAATTCCCGTCAAAACGAAAATGTACGCGCTATCTGATAGTTTGTTACACTTCTCTGCAATTGACGATCCGACAGAGTGGAACGACACAACGCTAGGTGCTGGATTTATTAACTTAGCAAACCATTCGAGTGGATCAGAAGATTTGAAAGCGATTGCGACGTATTTTGATAATATTGCTGTGCTGGCGGAAGAAGCGATACAAATTTGGTTTGTTGACGCAGATGAAGCGCTAAACCAGCAAATTCAGGTTTTGCAGAACACAGGCACAATTGCGCCTGATAGCGTAGTTGAGTTTGGCGAAAACGACGTATTCTACTTGTCGCTATCTGGCTTGCGGTCCTTACGTTCACGCGACAGTTCGAACGCTGCTTTTGTTGGTGACATCGGCAACCCGATTGATGAATTGATTGTCGATCAGATACAAGAAAACCGCACACTAGCTGAACTGTCAAAAGCAACGCTTGAGCAGCGGGACGGACGTTATATCTTGGCTATCGGCAACAAAATGTATGTCTTTAGCTTCTTCCCGTCATCTAAAGTGTCTGCATGGTCAGTGTATGAGCCTGGGTTTATCGTTGACCGATGGGCGTATGACGGACGCCAGACATTATGCCGAAGCGGCAACACATTGTATTCGCTTGGCGGTGAAAACGGTAATATCTACGATAGCAGCGAAGTTGTTGTGCAAATGCCGTTTCTTGATGGTAGCAGCCCCGCAACTTCTAAAGACTTACACGGCATCGATGTGACTTGTGAAAACACTTGGACAGTATCGATTGCTACCGATCCGCAAGACATTACTGCGCTAGAAGAAGTGGCGACAGTCCACAAGACGACATACGGTCTAGGCCGTGCGGCGATCAACGGTTACAGCACCCATGTTGCGCCTAGATTAGTCTGCAACCAGCAAGGGCCAGCAAAACTAGGCAACCTCGCTATTCACTATTCATCGGCGGAGTCTGGTTAATGTTTATACGTCACGCAGAACCAGACGAGGTGTTTCACGTTGCACGAAACATGCGTGAGCGTGATTTCGAAGAAATATCTGCACTTAAATATACTGATGACCGTGATGAAATGGCGTATCAGATTGCAAACGCCACAGCCGAATTTGAAACTGTATATGTTGTCGGTGATACAGAGCCAGTAGCGATTGTGACATATATACCTGTTCGTCCTGGCGTGTGGAACTTGGGGATGTTTGCGACTGACAGGTTCAAAAGTATCGGACTTTACCTGACAAAGCGCATTATCCGCGATATAATACCAGCATTAGATAGGGCGAAAGCGCACCGTGTAGAAGCCTTTAGTATCGAGGGTTACGACGAAATACACGAATGGCTGCGGTTTCTAGGATTAGAGGAAGAATGCACGTTGAGCGGGTACGGTAAAAACGGCGAAGATTTCAAAGTGTTTTCATATGTCCGATATTCTGACGACAGTGTTCGTTGGCGCAAGAGATACGAGGTGAATTAACATGTGTTTTGGTGGCGGAGGCGACGACTTTTTAAGAGAAGAATACGAGCGCCAAAGAGCAGAAGAAGAAGCGCGTCAAGCTCGGATAACCGAAGGTAAAGCTGCAATCGACACGGCCTTTTCTGGTTACGACGATGCGTTTTACGCAAACCAAGCGTCTAACTATATGGATTATGCTACGCCGCAGATCGAAGATCAGTACACAGATGCGATGCGCGAATTGACGAGAGCCTTGTCGCGTAGCGGGTTATCGCAAAGTAGTGTTGCTGCCGAGCGCCGTGCAAAAATTGAGCAAAAGTTAGCCGATGCTCAAGCTGATGCAGCACGGCAGGGCCAAGGTTATGCAAACGATGTGCGTCAATCTCTGGCAAGCGTGAAAAACAACCTAATTTCGCAAAACAACGCACTTGCTGATCCTACACTGATTGCAAACATGGCTGCATCGCAATCGTCTGCGGCATCGCAAATCCCTAACTACAGCCCCGTCGCTAACATATTTGCAAACGTAGCAGAGGGTTTGGCAACTCAACAGCAATTAGAAGCAAGAAACAAAAACAGATACGAAATGGCTGAGTTATTTGATCTTGGCGGCGGATCAGGAAGGGTTGTAGGGTCATGAGGTTACAAGTTTCAAAGCGGCGTGTTCAGCAACCAGCACAACAAGAGGGCGCACCACGCCAAGCAATGCTAATGGGTGAGCCGCACATGCTGGCTTACATTAATGAAGCTGAACGCCAGATGCTAAAACGGGCAGGGGGTGCAGAAGCCCCTGGGCCAGAGGGTATTCCTGTTTATGGGTTTTTTAGTGATCTTTGGAGCGAGATAAAGTCTGGCGGTAAGGCGAACACAGAAACTTTTAATGGTAGTAGCAACAATCCTAGCAGCAATGGCAACAATAACAGCATTGCCAGCCAGTATCAGCAAATGGGTCAATCAATGAACAGTGTTGGCGTGGCAAACACTGGTGGCAAGGTTTATCCCGCCGAACCCGCAAATTCTGGAAACCCAGCAATTTTACAATACAATCCTGGTAATGACGACGATGGTCCAAGTTATCAAGTTGTTGGCGCACTTGACCCGACAAATCCAGCAAGCGTAGCGACAAATGCTGATGGTTCGATCTATCAGCCAACAAACAACCCTGTAAACATCGCAAATACAAACGCGACTGCCGATCTAATTAACACTGGCTATGACGGAAACATGGTGCTGCCAGACGGTAATGGTGGATATGTTACGATAGATGGAACGGTAATAAATGGGCCAACTGGTCCAATTTTAAGCAACGACGGCAGCGGGAATTTCACTCAAGGCGGCGGTTCGACTGTTACTGGCGGCGGCGGAACCTCGACAACAAAGACAGGTGGCGGTGGAGGAACTTCTGTTGTAACCGCACCTCCTGTAAACCAAGCCTTGCTAGACGCACAAGCAAGACGCGCTGCGGCACTAGCCAAGCAAATGGGTGCTGTCGCAACAGCATTCGGGTTCTCGACAGACGATTACTATAACCAGCTAGGCACAGATTACCGCGAGGGCGGTCTATCAGAAGCCTTTACGACAGCATACGATGATGCGGTTCGCGGTATCTACGACGTATATAAATCAGCTGGTATGCTTACACAGTCCGACGTTGACGATGATCTGGGCATTCTTGCTGGCGCAAATAGCGGCGAAGAAGGTCGCATGGACAGCATTGTCGATCAGTACACGACAGCAAACCGCAATTATGTAACCGAAGGTCGCGGCGGCATTGAAGGTGAACTGCAAGGGTTCGTCACGGATACTGAAGACATTCCAACCATTGATGCACAGACCGCGCAAATTCTTGCATACGATGTACCTGGCAAATCCCAACCGTACAAAACACCACAAGAAGCCGAAGTCGTTGATTTCTTCACAGATTTCGTAAAACGCGCATACGATCCAAGTTACAACGTTGATCCGACAGCTTTAGCAAGCGGTGGCCCGAAAAAGGTTAGCGGATCAGTCGATCAGCTTGGTGCGGGTACTCAACCATCGACTATA